AGTATCAATAAAGCTAGAAATATGATTATAAAGTCCTGCAGTGGTTGAAAGGAGTTGTGTTGAGGAAATATAACCTGAAGATCCAAGGCCTTGGACAGTGGAAGTAAATTCTGTAGTATCAATAAAAGTAGAAATATGATTGTAAATACCTGTGGTGGTTGAAACAAGCTGCGATGTTGAGACATAGTCTGAAGATCCGAGGCCTTTAACGGTTGAAGTAAAATTTGTATCACTGGCTACATTGGCTAGCAGAAACGCAGTGGTTGAAACAAGTTGTGAAGTTGAAATATAGTCTGAAGATCCGAGGCCTTTAACAGTGGATGTAAATGACTCTGTTAATTGAAGACTTGAGATAAAACTAGCAGAACCAAGACCTAATATTGTGGAGGTGAGTTCTGTAGGATCAATAAAACTAGATACATAATCATAAATTCCTGTAGTGGTTGAGGCAAGTTGTGAAGATGAAATATAGCCGACCGATCCTAAACCTTCAATAGACGATACCAGAGAGTTTGTGGATATATAACCATAGGTTCCAAGACCAACAAGCGTGCTTTTTAAATCATTCCAATTAGGGACATTTAGATTTGAAAGATTATATCCATCACCTTGAAAAGAGGAGGCGAAAACCATCGACGAGAAACTCGCAGTATTGCTTCCAGTTAGAGTTCCTTCAATGACTACGTTTGAAGCAGTTGTAGGTGCTCTCAATGTAACAGCTCCAGCCTGAACAAGAAAATTACCATAAGGATTGAGGGCATCAAATGAAATAGTTCTATACGCGTATTTTTCAGGTGGAAGTGTCCCAGTTAGATTATCAGGATTTAGATTTGTAATATAATATCCATCACCACGTATTTGGGATGCATTTAAAAGCGATGTATTCAATATAATCGTTGATACAGTTGAAGCAACAAAGGTAAGAGACGTAAAACTTGAAGCATACAGCGACTGTGTTACAATGGACGCACTACTCACACTTTGTGGATATAGAAGATTTGTATAGAGTGTCCCTGTGCTCAGAGTTGGAACATAGATAGATCCTTCAGTATCTTTAATCCAGATTTGACCTGTTGACGCCAAGGTGCTTAGAGGAATTACATTGGGCAAGAAAGTCCTTTCAAGTCCCGATGTATTTAAACTGGATAACTGTAGATTTGAAAGAGCACTACCATCGCCGACAAATAGTGTGGCAAAGATCACTCCTGTGCTCTGTAAGCTCACAATAGGGATTGTAGAAGGAGCAAAGAGACTTTGGCTAAATGTTCCATACAAGGCACTTGTAGGCACACTCACACCTGCTAGACTTGTCCCTCCAGATGATACTAAAGCATTCACGGGTATTGTGCCGGGAGCGTAGACTGAAGTCGGCAAAGTGCTAATGAGTGCTTGAGTTTGAACACTTATAAGACCATAAGCATTCGCATTAAGAGTTCCACCTATAAGTCTCAGGCCTGTGCTTGTTTGGATATCGATGGAATATTCTGGAGAACTAACACCAATACCCAAATTCTTATTTAATAAATCAAATGTAAAACTGGCATTTTCAGGATAAATATCATTTAAAGTTCCTTGTGGAGTTGTGGATACGAGTGTAGATAGACCTATAAAAAGCCGCTTTCCAGTTAAATCAGGCAAAATAATGGTTCTTTCCTGGGCTTGTTGCACTTCGGGCGGAATCTTTCCGAAGGCAATCCGATCGCTTCGGAGAAACAATTCATTTGTTGAGAATGGTTCCATGGCTTTCGGCCGCTCTAAACCTGCTGCGGATAACTTTACTCCAGAGATTGAACATGTTGAATAGAATATGGACTCTGTGCCTACAGATCCACATGGGTTTCTTTTACCAGGTATGACACGACTTGGTTATGAGCCAACAACTGATAAGCCTCCCTTCAAAAGTCTATTGGAAATAAAATCACTTGTTGAAAGGCCCTTAATTCTTCTTGCGACGGCAACCATCACAACGGATAATATCTTTTCAAACGGTCTCTTTCAGAACGTCTTTTTATTGTATCGCATGTTTGATGCGATGGGTTGGACACCCTTGCTTCTTGTGAATACAAAACCGAAGATTCTAGAGGGTATACCTGATGTAATTAAACACTGTAGAGTGATCACGGCAGAAGATCTTGTTAAACAGCCTATCCCGATTAAGACTTATATTGAAATTGGCATGAGTCTTGATTCTTCACTCCGACGTTTTCTTAAAATGATAGGGGCTCGAGTTTGTAAATTGTATTTGGGCAATATCTTAAACATAGACATTGAAACACCTGTCTTCTATCCTGGAATGCACTTCAGCCACCACGTGGTTGGTGAAATGCAAGAAATCTGGGTGTCTCCGCATTATGGACAACACTCCGAGTATGCCGCCGTTCTCAATCATTTGGATCCTGGTGGAGAACGACAGAAGATTGCTCCTTATGTTTGGGATCCATGTATGATCACGGATGACGGTCGTCGTCGTATCCAATGGCGACCTAGAAGGGAGGGTGAGACAGAACACATTATTATCATGGAGCCAAATATCAGTTTCCAGAAGTCTAGTTTAGTCCCGATCATGGCCATGGAACGCTGGTTTCGCAAGCATCCCGATTGGAAAGGAGAAATTCACATCTTTAACGGTGAAAGACTTACCATGACTCCATTTTTCAAAGAGACTATTCTACCGACTCTTGATCTTCATAAGGCTGGAAAAATCAAGTTGTTAGGGCGTTCTGATATTATCTCTATCACGACACAATATCCTTCTGCAACCTTTTTACTTCATCAGTGGAACAATGAATATAATTATATGCTCTTTGAACTCCTATGGTGCTCTTTTCCTGTTATTCATAATGCGCAGTCATGGTCACCTTATGGATACTGTTATAAGGGATCCGATTTGAATGAAATTGGAAGTCTCTATGATGAGATTTCGGCTAGACATAATGAACGATTAGAGACCTATCGGTCACATGCCAGAGCCTTGGCCTGGAAGCATTCCCCCTATAATCCTGAAATTCAAAAAGGATGGAGTGAGCTTCTTCGCGGCTAAAGAGATACTCTGTGAATCTTTCAAGAAAAGAGAATGAGGATTGGTATTACCACCCACTTTCAGTTTTCGATTTTTAGTGGAGGCGGGGCTTCCACTGTCATCTCCGTTGCGGAAACCTTAAAACGCATGGGGCATGATGTTACACTTATCAATCTCACAGGTTCTGCGACATGGTGGGAAGATCTTTTGCCACTCAAAAGCCTTTTTTCAACCATGTGTGTGAATGATATTAAAGAGCCTATCTTTGATCTAGTGTTAGAACTCGCACAAACTCTTCCTTCTGCGGAAGTCCGAAAGAGAATTTCAAAAAACTGTGTCTGGGTTGTTCGAAAGCCCATTCTTTTGGCAGATATCGAGAATACGATTTTTCCTGTAAGCATGACTCGTCGTGATACAGAGGGTATATCAGCAGTCTGGTGTATTGATGAAGAAGTCACAGCCGATGAATATCAGTATCTAGAGACTCTTACACGTGTTCCTGTTCTTTCAGTTCCCTTTGTGTGGTCTCCTTCCATTGTAGAAGTCTATCGCAAGGAAGCTGGACACGCCACATGGATTCAAACCACTGTAACTCATACTCAACAACAACAGAGAGTCATTCCCTGGTCGGTTCATATCTGTGAGACAAATAATACTGCGACAAGTAGCTGCACAATTCCTATTGTGACTCTCTATGAGGCAAAGAGACAAGGAAAGTTCTTTTTTAATAAATATAAGATTCATAATATTCAACAGATTGAGACTTCAAAGTTTTTTAAGGATAATATTCTTGCTCATGTATCAACGAGTGATTTGAGTGGAGAGTTCCAGGGTCGTCAACGAGTTGTGGATTGGACGATGGATCCAATGAGTTGTATTTTGGCTCATATGCGATTCAGAAAGATACGTCCTTATTTGCTTGATGCTATTTGGACAGGAATTCCGCTGATTCATAATTCTCCAGTTCTAAAAGAACTTTCGGATGGAACTGGATATGAAGGATACTATTATCCAGACAATAGTATTACAGAGTCTGCGAATGCGTTAGTAAAACTTCAGGATGATCTTGTATCCGCAAGGGGTATGTTTTCACAAACGGCCTATATGACGATTCAACAGAAGATTTTGGATAAGTATAGTCCTATTTCGTCACGAATTCATAAAGGATGGGCTGCACGTTTGGATTCGCTGACTCCTTATGTGCCTTTGCCTAGAGCAGTGGCTGATGCAGCAGTCCCTGAACCTGTTGCTGCTGTAGCAGCAGTCCCTGAACATGTGGCTGTAGAGGTGAAACCTGAAATAAAAGAGACTGTGCGTATTCTCTTTACCGACATGTGGGATGATTTTAATCCTGCCTACAACATGTTTACCCTCATGTTGGAGGAAGCTGTGAAAAGCCTACCCTATCCAGTCTCAATTGAGGGATATTCACTAGAGACACTTCCATCCGATGTGAAGCCCAGCTTTATTTTGTTTGGACCCTTTGGTTCTGTATGGAAGGATAGTCGTTTTGCGTCTATACCCAAAGCCCATTTTACAGGCGAGAATACACTCCCAATTAATCAACCTGATATTTTCTTGAATCTCGGATTTCCTCATGCTGATTTTGTGGATGAGCGATATATTCGTCTTCCTCTCTGGATGCTAGAGATTGATTGGTTTAACTGTGATGTGGAGAAGATTCGCAATCCTAAACCATTACCCTTAGCCGACTGTTTAACTGTGAATCCTTTATCATCCGATCGTGATCGTTTCTGTGCGTTTGTTGTTACAAACCCTTGTAATCCTTTACGTAATAATTCGTTTCAGTGGCTCAGTCAGTATAAGAGAGTGGATTCAGCAGGTCGTCTCTTTAATAACATCGGTGATGAAATCTTTGCGGGTCTTGGAGGGGGAGGTGGTGAGCTCAAGAAGCACAATTTCCTCAAGAAATACAAGTTCTGTTTGGCCTATGAAAACTCATCATCACAAGGATACACAACCGAGAAGCTTCTACATGCCAAGGCAGCTGGATGTATTCCAATCTATTGGGGAGATCCCAAGGTGGAACGCGACTTTGATACAAAGGGTCTGATTGATGCACGAAAGTTCACAAGTCCTGAGGAATTGATTGAGGCTGTGCGTCGTATTGATGAGAGCCCTGAACTCTATGAGGCCATGCGTTCAGTTCCTGCTCTTGATGAATATAAACGCGACATTGTCCGACGCACATTCTCTCAGATTTCTTTAATGATGTTAAAGGTCGCTCTTCCTGAACGTCAACTCACTCAGAACTCTATTCCTCGCTTTTTGGGGGCTGCTACTTCTTCCCCTGTTAAGAAACAAGGACCTCCTCTTGTTCTTACAATGGCGACCGCTCGTTTCCTACCAAGTCTTCATCAACAACTATCAGGACTGAAAGCCCAGAAAGAGGGTATTCCTGGTTTAGAAGTCAATGTCTGGTTAGGAAATGATATTCCTGTAGAAGCAGAGACGACTTTGAAAGAATCCTTTGATTTTGTAACCTTCATGAAACTTCCTACTGAAACTCCTGATGGATTTCCTGATTTCTGGGCCGCCGAGCATTTTGCCTGGAAACTCTGGATTCTGAATTCAGTTGCGTCTCGCTCTATTGAAGGACGTCCTGTTCTCTACATGGATTCTGGTGTATTCTTGTGTAGATGGCCTAAGAAATGGCTCAAGGAAGTGGAGACACACGGAATTTGTTTACTCGAGGATCCTAGACAACAGAATTCACAATGGTGCCATGAGACTTTCTGTAAAGCTCTTACTGTAACAGATAAAGAGAAAGAAGAACAGCAGTTGTGGGCTGGTTCAATCGCATTCATAGGCGGATGTGATAAGGCAATTCGTCTTTTCGCAGAGGCCTATGAGTGGTCTAAGAAACGTGATGTAATTGTTGGACCTAAGTGGTCAGGTGTTCGTAATGGAAAGCCCTTTGGTCACCGTCACGATCAGAGTATTTTGAGCATTCTTTCATCACGCATGGGTATTTCTCGGTTCCCCATGGATGAAATTTATTGTGATCACAGTCTACGTAAGACCTTCCTAAGTGGCAAGGCTCTCTATGTCCATAGAGGTTCTTTTACTCTTCACAAGCCATTTATGGAAGGTATTGATGATGCTTATGTCATTAATCTGGATCGACGAGCCGATCGCATGGAGAAGTTGTTTGGACATAATCCTGAGCTAAAAGATCGTGTTCAACGAATCTCTGCTGTGAATGGACGCGAGATGACTCTAACTCCCCGTATTGCTCGCATGTTCAAGCCTCATGATTTCTTCTGGAAGAAGGCTATTATGGGATGTGCTTTGAGTCATTTAACGCTGTGGTGGCAACTTCTGACCGAAAGACCTGAAATTGAGAATTATTTGATTCTTGAAGACGATGTCAAGCTACAACCTGATTGGCAAAGTAAATGGAACGAAGCGAAAGGATATGTGCCTGAAGATTACGATGTTGTCTACTTAGGAGGTATTCTGCCACCTAATCGAGCTGGATTTGAAAAGACAAAAGAGAAAGTCAATCAATATTTCTCACGAGTTGCTCCTAATCAATTCTTTGGTCAAAGAGAACCAACCCGATATTTCCACTGGTGTGCCTATGCGTATGTTCTATCAAGAACAGGAGCCCAGAAGATTCTCCAGAGACTCATGGACTCTAATGGATACTGGACAAGTGCGGATCATATGATCTGTAATCCTGTGGATGAAATGAATCTGTATTTCTTGGATCCTTTGGTTGCGGGTTGTTATCAGGATGATGATCCAAAGTATAGAGACAGCTCCTTTAATGATTTTAATCGCGTAGATGGATTTGATAGTGATCTCTGGAACAATGATGATCGGTTTACAGCGGAAGAAGTCCAGAAGTTAATGAATGATGAGCGTATTGATATCGCTGGAACTCTTGAGGATGCTCGATCTACTACAAATGTAAAGCCTTCTACAAAGCCCTTAATCGTTATTAAAGAAGATGTCATTGGAAATCCAGAGTCTCCAAAATACATGCAACAGGAAGCATTTAATTATGTTTCCAACTGGAAAGTAAATGACTGGG